GTTGATATCGACTTTACGAGTATGTTGTTTTAAATTATTTCTACATTTAAAACAAGGTAAAATATATTTTAAACTAGAAAAAAAAGTTCTATAATTTTCCTTATCTTGAATGGTAGGTTTATCAGGGAAAGATAATGCGACCGCATGTAACATCATCCATGCGTGAGGTCCCCAATTTTTAGGCAAAAAACCTTTCATATTAGTATCAGTCATCTATATAATTAATTAATATAATAAAAGAAAAAATTATGATATAATTTCCTTTAGTGAAAAAATAGTTTTCTTTGATTTACCAATATAAACTTGTTTTTGTCCCTTTTCAACCATAAGGTCTAAATCTTGAATAAGATTTGACATATTAGTCCCAAATTTCGCTTTTTGTCCGGTCATAATATTAGCAGTAACACTAACCATATTATCAGTTTGTGCGTATATACCAGCTTTAACTAATTGGTCAGTTGTTTCTTCAAAACTACTACGAGCGAGGGGTCCATTTTCCGAACGATTGATACCGTGTCTATCAATACTCATAATATAACCTTTATTAGTCATAAGATCAACTAAAATATTAAGATGACGGTCATTAATATAAATACCACTATCACCAACAACTTTTTTAATTTCTTCAAAAAGTAATAATCTAGCGGCTTCTATACCAAAAATTTCTCTACATTCGTGAATATCATTAGAAATAGTTCTAGTAGTATCGATCGATTGTAAGCATAAACATTTCCGAAGATTAGTTCCATTAGTTTCAACAATCCATTCTTTTTTATTAATAATATCTCCATTTTTTTTGTAAGAGTGAACTTTAATTTCTCTCATAAATGCTTTATTAATATTTTTAATACCAGTAATAGCAGCATCATTAACAAGAATTTGTTCAAAATCTTTTAATTTTTTTTGATCGAGGTCAGTAATTTCTTTATTAATATTTTGATAACAAAAGCGAATATGAAATATTAATTTTTTAGCACAATCATCAGTAAAGATAACTTGAATTTTTTTACTTTCATATTTATCTAAAATATGTTCATAAATTTCAAACATAGTTAATTGTTTATCAAGTATCATTTGATGATCAAATTCTAATCTGAGAACCCATGGTGATAAATTTTCAAAAATAACGCGATCATCAAAAATTTTATAATATTCTTCTACAAATTCCTTATCTTCAGGAATATTAGAGCTTTTATTATAAATTTTAGGGTCATAATAGATAGAACTTTCAACAATAAAATAATAAATATTAGTATATTGAAGTCTATTGATAATTTGTTTAGTTAGTTCCTTAGATTTACGAGCATCTTTATCTAAAAATGCTGTAATAGAAGGAGTTTTAGGATTTTTAGATACATTAATTAATTCACGTAGACGAGGAACACCCCTAGTAATTTGTGATTTAGAAGCAACACCAGAAAAGTGGAAAGTATTAAGTGTCATTTGTGTAGCAGGTTCTCCAATAGATTGTGCGGTAATAGAACCAACCATTTCTCCAGGATGTACGAGTGCTTTTTCAAATTGCTCCTTAATAGTCTCAATAGCCCATTGAAAAGCATTTTTATTTAATTTTTCATAAAAAATAACAACTTTACTAGCCAATTTAGTTCGTAATAACATTTTTAAGTTTTTCATTGATTTTTTGTTAATTTCTTGAATAATCTCATTCTTATCATTAAGAACTTTTAATGAAGCACATAAATCTTGTACAGTATTAATAACAAAAATAGGGTCAATATCACTGATAGATTTTGGATTAATATCAAATTTATTTTTCGATTGTTTTAAAATTCTATAAATATTAACAGGTGCATATGATATATTTTCGTGTTCGATTTCTCGTAAATATTGTCTATAATTAATAATTCTAGTATATTCATCATTTAAGATAGAGTCAGCTTGTTTATTTTTCTTGAATTTATTAAAAACAGTTTTAACAATACTTTGTTTCATTTCTTTCTTTTTCCATTTGTATCGATTATAGAACTGTTTACAATCAGGTTCTAAAACTTCAATACGTTGTCTTTCAATCCGTGTAGCATCAAAACCATCACCCCCATAAATAAATTGAATAATTTGGTCTCGTTCATTTCTAACAGTCATATCATAATGAACTTTAAGATCTTCCATAGCTTTCATAAGTCGTCGTTGAATATATCCAGTTTCAGAAGTTTTAACAGCAGTATCAATAAGACCTTCCCGACCACTCATAGCATGGAAAAAGAATTCATAAGGAGATAATCCAGATAAGAAAGAATTTTCAACAAATCCTTTACTTTCAGGACCATCATCATATTTTTGGAAATGTGGTAATGTTCTATCTCTATATCCACATGGAATACGACCGCTTTTAGAACCAGATGAAACATTTTGTTGTCCAACACAAGCCATAATTTGACTAATATTAATAAAGTTCCCCTTTGAACCAGCAGTAACCATATTTTTAAGTTGATTTTCATCACCTAAACTTTTAGTAGCATGTCCTCCAGCGTCGTCACGAGCGGTATTAAGAATATTAAGGATACGACCTTCAAATTCTTCTCTAATAGACATACCACTTTCTAATTTCATTCGATTAGTAATAGTAGCATTGATAATATTCTTAACATTAGCCTTAGCCCCAGAAATAATCCCATTAATTTTATTTTTAGTAGTTAAATCAGGTAAACAATCACCCAAACCAACACCAAATCCATTTTTAAGTAACCATGCTTGAGTAACACCTTGAATATCAGTAAGAAATTGTTTAGTATATTGATGTCCTAAATCATTTTGAATAATATGAACTAAACTTCCACTACCTCTTCCAGTAACAGCCTTATTACATTTACCACTAATTAATTTTCCATTAACAATAGAAATATTGTCATCATCATCAACAGATTTATGATAATTAACTTGATTGGGTAAAAGTAATGAAAATACTTCTCTACCTTCTAAATAAATTTTATCAGGAATATGATTATTTTTATCCTTAATAATTTTAAAATTAGGTAATGAACCATCAAAATTACTAATATGTGGTAAAATATTCATAATTTCTTTAAAATTTAATCTACAATCTTTCTTTGTCATATTATTTGCTCCAACAACAGTATCCATAATACTTCCAATAACAGGTTTATTGGATTGTGGACTAATAATTTGACTAGGAACACATACTAATTCTTGAATTTCAGTAGAAGCAATAACAGATTGTGCTAAATATAAATTCATCTCATCACCATCAAAATCAGCATTATATGGTGTAGTAACACAAACATTTAATCTAAATGTAGAATATGGCATAACTTTAACATAGTGCCCCATCATACTCATTTTGTGAAGAGAAGGTTGTCGGTTAAATAAAACAATGTCTCTATCAATAATATGTCTTTCAACAACATCACCATATTCAAGATTAATCTTATCTTTTTTCATATATCGAAGGTCTAATCGATTACCATTTTTCTTAATAATATATTTAGCCCCGGGATGTTTTTCAGGTCCATTTTGTACTAAAGTATTTAGAAAATCTTTATTATATACATTAACAATTTCAGGAAAAGTCATATTCATAGCAATTTTCATTGGAACACCAAGTTCATCAATTTGAATATTAGGGTCAGGTGAAATAACACTACGAGCAGAATAATTAACACGTTTTCCCATAATATTTCCTCTAATTCGTCCCTCTTTACCTTTTAATCTTTGACGAATAGATTTAAGTAATCTTCCCGTTCTTTGTTGTGCGGGTGGTATTCCTTTAACTTCATTATCAATTAATGTAGTAACATTATATTGTAAATAATCAATATAATCCTCTAAATGATTTTGATCATTAGATTTAATTTTATTTAAAAGACTATTATTAGCTTTAATAATATCAAGTAATTTATATGTTAAATCATCTTCAGATCGTAAATTCGCATCATGTTTTACAGAAGGTCTAACACATGGTGGTGGAACAGGTAAAACAGAACAAATAAGCCATTCTGGTCTTGAAAATTTAGGTGAAAATCCTAATAATTCACAATCTTCATCAGATATTTTTCTTAAAATTTCATAACAGTCGTCAGCACTTAATCTTTTTTTTTTTTCATCAATAGTTCCATCAGTATTTTTAATTTTATGAACGACATAAAGATTTGTTCCTTCTTTTAAATAATGAGGTTGTAATCTTCCACAACCATCATAATTTAAACATGTTTTTTTAGAATGAGAATTACAATTTTTATGAACCAATTTAATTCTAATATTAGTAGCCTTTCTACGTATTTTTTTTATAAAAGTATCATCTGTTTTATTAATAAGTAATGAAGAACATTTATAACATACACATTGTAAAATTTTTTTAACAGTTAAAAGATAGTGTATAAAATATACTTTTCTCGCCAAATCAATATATCCAAAATGACCAGAACATTCTTTCATATTACATTTACAGGTTTTACATAAAAAGAGATTATCTTGAGTTCCCATTCTTAAATCAAAAAGTCCTGAGAATTTAGGACAATTATTTTCATATAATTCTGGAGTAGTAATTTGAGCCGCTGACATTTGACGAATTAAGTCAGGCGATGCAATACTAAACCTAATTTCCCTGATTCTTTTAGAGATATCTATTTCACTCATTTGTAATAATTGTTAATAAAAATAAGACAAAATCAATTTTAAATTTAAATAAAAAATGTAATTTAACCTTTAAATACTTTTATTTTTAAGATAAAAATAGTGATATATAAAAAACTATAAATTTAATGTCATTATAAATAAAAACCTAATAAATATATGTCTAGTAATAATCAAGATGATAATAATAAGATTATCGCACGAAAAACCTTAGTAAATTTACTAGGTAAAACAATCCTAACGAGGAATCAGAAACGAAAATTAAATAAATTATTAGATGATTATTCATCTGATAATAGTCCACCACCAAAAAAAAAAAGAAAACTTGAGTTCTCCCCCGAAGGAAAAATATATAATGTTAACTTAATAATGAATATGGATACAAAAAGTAACAATAAAGACGAAATAGATGAATCCATTGATGAAACAAAAACATCTGATACAGAAACTACAAATACAGATGATCCAAATAAAGAAAATGAAATGTATGAATCAGATGAGGAAGCAGAAGAAATATATGAATCAATTAATATAGATGAAAATGATTTAATAATAAGTGATGATGAAGATTCTGATAAAATAAATGATTATGCAATCGATTCATCTTCCGATGAAGAAGAAGATAACATTTTAGTTATTGATGAAGATAATCGCCCACAAAATACAACAAAAGATATAAATCGGCAATTATTAGAAGGGATATTACGAACTAAATTGAAAGCCACAATAAAGAAAGCGATCGCAAATAATATGTCTCAAATAGAAGAATTAGAACCTCAATATGAATTAGAAAAAACCAAAAGTTATAAAAATCTCTCAGTTAGTGATAAAATGAAAATAAAGGAAATAGAAGCCCAAATAAAAGAAATAAATGATAAATCAGTACCAGAAAGAGTAAAAATTCTATTATCAGATATTCCATTAGAAACAAAAGCAATTATCATAAAAAAATTAGATTTACTTGAAACTTTAGAAAATTCTGGTTCAGAATATAAAAAATTACGAGAATGGATAGATAATATTTTAAAAATTCCATTCGGAAACTATTGTAAATTTGATATTACTAAAGATAGTGATCCCAAATTAATTGCTGATAGAATATGTAATATAAAAACTGCATTAGATAAAGCAGTATATGGTCATGAACAAGTTAAAGAGGCATTAGTAGAATTAGTAGCAAAATGGATTTCTAATCCACCTTCAAAAGGTCATGCTCTAGCAATCGTGGGTCCGCCCGGCACCGGGAAAACGTCGATTTTTAGACAAGGTTTAGCAAAAGCATTAAATCGTCCATTTGCTTCATTTTCTTTATCAGGATTATCAGATGAATCCTATTTATCAGGTTTTGCCCATACATATGAAGGGTCTGATTATGGTAGAATTTGTCGTATGTTAACAGAAACAGGTTGTATGAATCCAATAATATTTATGGATGAATTAGATAAAATAGATACAACTCGTCATGGTTCAAGTGTAGTAAATAAAATAATGGAAATAGTAGATTTTTCTCAAAATCATGAATATGAAGATATGTATTTTGGAAATATAAAAATAGATTTATCAAGAGTATTATTTGTTTTTTCATTAAATCATTTACACAATATAGATCCAATTTTACGAGATCGTTTGGAAATAATTAAAGTAAAAGGTTTTGAATCAAAACAAAAAGTAAAAATTTTAAAAGATTATATAATACCAAGTGAATTAAAAGAAATTGGTTTAAAACAAGATGATATAATATTTCCAGATAAATCCATTGCATTTATTCTTCGTAAAATTCGTAAAGAAGAAGGTATAAGAGAGGCAAAAAGAGCAATTCAAATAATAATAAGGAAAATAAATTTATTACAATATGTATCAGGATCTGAAAAAAAGAAAATTTTTTCCTATTATTCAGATAATATAAAACTCCCAATTAAAGTAACTGATAAATTAATAAATAAATTATTAATAGAAGAAGAGACCCCAGCATTTTTAAATTTATATATTTAATTTTGTAAAAATAGTTTTATATTCAGTATCATTAATTTTTTTTATTTGTTTTAAATAATTTATACTATCAAGTAATTGTTGTTTAGTATCAGTAGTATGTAAGTGATTTTGATAAGGTAAAGTTTTTCTATCAATACCAGTTTTTTCAAATCTTATCTTATCAATTTCTCTTCTAGTTTTTTTTTTAATATCTTCATTAACATCAATGACAGATTTTGCTGTAAAAATATAAAAAATAAGTTTTCCATCTGCGATATTTTCTTTTGATCTAATTTGAATAATATAAGATTCATGACGACTATCAATCCGAAATAATTGTTGAAATTCGTGTAAACTAATATCAATTTGTTTTTTAAAAATTATTTTAAAATGTTTTTCAACAACATAATCATATTGACGATCAATTGGAAAGAGTAATAGCATACCAGAATGAGTCATAATTATTAATACATATTATATATAATTATTAAATTATTGTCGTGTGGCACGAACATAAAATTCATTATAATAATATATATAATGGAACATAGATTACGACATATAGAAAAACTAAATTCTCTAGGAATTCCAAAAGATAAATATACTTTAATTCAAAGTGCTTGGTTCCCATTAATGGGTATAAGGCCAAATGGTGATTTAGATTTTGTTTTACATTCAAGTCTTATTAACAAATATAAAGAACAAATAGTAAAAATAAAAGGATTAAATATTAAAATAAATAATATAAATTATCGTCAATTTGGGTGTAATAATGATGATGAATTAATAAATAAATTTTCAGTAGTAATAGATGGATATCGTTTTTGTTATTTTAAATTTTATTATAGGATATTGAGACAAAGACGAAGAAGTATTCAAAAAAAAGATTCGAATGGTATAATGGATATTGATAATGTTAATAATTTTTTTAAAAATAATAAACATTTACAATTACGTTTTAGTAATATTCCTCTAGACAGTTGGGGTATCTAAATTACAAAAAACAGTAGTTTCATGTGAAGCAGGAGAATAAATATGTAATGATACAGTTTGTGTATCTGTATTGATAATTTTATGATAACCCATATCATTATCGATATAAGTAACTTGATTTTTAAAAATTGGCATTTTCATAGTAGGTCTAATATTATGATCAAATAATTCTTGAACTAATCTTCCTTGTAATATTTTCATAACACATCCATTAGAAGCATGGTCGTGTATTGGACTTTCTTGTTTATTATTCCAACAAATAATATAGACATCAAATAAATCACTTTTATAGACTAAATTTCGTGTATATCTCCGTTCAGAAAAATTTATATATTCTTTCCAATCTGTATTATTATAAGATTTAACTATTGGCATAATAACATCGAGTTTTTGACCGAGTGCTATACTAGAATATAATTGAGAAATTAGATTATTTAAGGACATATTATCTCTATATATAAAACAAATTTAATTTTTATATAATAAATGTAATAATATATCTATATAATATATTATATAATGACTTTATCTTGTAAATTTAGAACATCTCAACATAAAATTGGTATAGAAGATTATATAACAATGTTGATTGCGTCATTAATTAGTTGTGCGGGATTTTGTACAAATTCAGAAACAACAATTATAGGATCAATGTTAATTTCTAATCTAACAAAACCATTTACAAATTTTATTGTTGCTTTCTATAAAAAAAAATGGAAAGTAACGTTTCTAAGTTCATATGAAATATTAAAATTCTTTTGTATTGTAGTATTTACATCAATTATTTGGGGTGTAGGTTTTATAAGATTTAAAATTATAAGAAAAAAAATTTTACGTGGATTAAAAGCATATGCAAAATATGAAAAAGAAGAAGATAAAACACCAGAATTGATGAATGCATTAAGTGAGGCGATTTCCCCAATGTCGTGTCTTTTTGCAAGATCTTCATTAATTTATGGATTTGGTTATGAATATTTTTTTAATGTAGTAATTGCTATTGGTGGTGGTATTCTTTTAGCAAGATCTCACTGTAAAAACTCCACATTAAATACAGCAATTATTGGTATAGGAATTGCTACATCGATTTTACCACCCATGGTGGCAGCAGGAATATTTACAGGAATTGGTCTTCAATTTACAGAAGAACAAAGACATGCATTTAAACATGCTCGTTATTGTGTTATAGTAACAGCACTTAATCTAGTATGTATTTATCTAGCATATTGGGCTACTCTTCATATGCCTTGGTAAATTATGATTTTTCTTCTTCAATATCTTTATAAAATTCAATTAATCTTTCTTTAATTTTTTCTAATCTTTCAAATACACCACTAAAAAAAGCAGGTAATATTTCTCCATATGTAATAGTTTCTTTGTAAAATAAATCAGTGATACTATTACACCATTCTTCAGTATCTTTATCATCAATTGGTGCTTGTAACATTTTAATATATTCAATTAATGCGATAGAAATATTATATACATCTTCAACTTTCATAGCATTATGATTAATCATTTGTTCAATTAATTCATAATCAAGTTTATTATTAAATTGTTCTTGTAGGTCTGATCTATTAGGAATTAAACTGAAAATTATTTTTCTAACATCTTTTAATAAAGAAATAACGAGAGAAAAATCTCCAGAATCAAGGTCTTCTTTAAACTTATCCCAATATGCTCTTTTAACAGTTTGTGTAATTTGTTTATATATTTTATCATCAAGTTTAATTTTAGGTGGTTGATAATTTTTAACAAAATTAACTGCATTTTCTCCATCAATTCTTTTAACCTGTTGTAAAATTTTATCTTGTTGTTTTTTAATTTCTTCTCTCCATAATCTGATATCATCAGTTTCTTCAGTACCACTAGATTCAATATCAACTAATGTTTCATTCAATTGAGAATATGAATTAGCAAATGGTAAAATAGTTTTTACTACATCTTTTTTCTTCCATTTATCAAAAAAAGAACTAAATTTAATATAAGTTGACTTAATCATATCAAGTTCTTTTTCACTAGTTGTTTCTTTATTTAAATGTAAATTAAAAATATCAGTCAACTCAATTGCTAAATTTTTTAGAGTCAAATCATCGGCATCTTTTACTTGATTGCTGAAAATATATTGTGGAAAAGAAATAATAACGAAAGATGTCATAAATTTACGAGTAGATATATTTAATTTTTTTTTTTCATTTACATTCAACAATGGCGACAAAAAGGAAGCAAAGTCTCGTAAAATGAATTTATTTCTAATTATTTTAGTAAAACTATCGAAACCTAAAGTTTTAATTTTTTGAGGATTCAATAAATTAGAATATTTTTTTAGAGTTTTAAGATTATTGGTGACTTCAGTATTCATTTATGAGTTCTTAATAAATAACAATATTTTCTTAATATTAATTTTACTATCATTAAAGATAAAAAGTCAATTATAATTTTATTATTTTGTTATAAACAAATAAAACAATAAATTATTATTAGTTATTTCAGATGGATAAAAAAGTTAAAAAGGTAGAAGAGACAATTAATGAACAATCAAAACCACAAAAGGAAATATTTAAAATAAATAATGTGAGTCAAACGAAGAAAGAAGCTACATTTGATAAAATTTTAGAAAGAAATAAATCTCTAAGCAATAATAATGATACTTTAAAACAAAAATGTGACACTTTAGAAAAAAAAATAATAGAACAAAAAGAACATATTGAACAACTTTATAAACACAACATGAAATATAAAGTTGATTATAAAGAATATGATAATTTTAAATTAAGTATGAGTTGTATAGATATTTTAAATAAAGGATTATTATTTTTTTTAACAATCTATATGTTTACAACTACATCACATAGTTTTACAAAAATAATTTATCAAGGATTTTCATTTTTTGATTGGATTGTATTATTTTTATGTATAATTCAATTAACATGTAAAACTCCTATATTATATATGAAATCATGAACGTCTAGATGTATAACCATGTTCACTAGGAACTATATTTGAATGATTTCTATTTCTCCTATATTGATCAACTGTTGGTTGATTTATATATGTAGAATAAGGTCTATTATTTGATACTCTTTCTCCTCTATTTTGTTGATTAGAACCATAATCAGCAGGATTAATTGGTGGTAATTGATTATTTCTTCTATATATTCTAGGATTATCATTTGGTACAGGTATCCAACCAGAACCAATACCAACGTTATTTCCATACTCTCTAGAATTATTAATACTTCTATCATCTATTTGTGATAAATTTCTATATTGTTCATAATCAATTCTTCTAGTTGGACTAATTGGAGGTCTTCTATTATTATTCGGGTTTGTATTTCGAGAAACTTCTTGATTTTCACCTCTACCACGAGAACTAGCATTACCTCTACCACGTGAACTTCTAGGCCTAATAATTCTAGGACTATTTCCAGCACCTCTAGAAGTTCTACTTCGTATAGAATTTCCAGCACCTCGTGAAAACCGAGTTGTTCCTTGTATATTATATTCATATGAATTTTGAGGGGCAGGTCTTCTAGGTGGTGGTGGTGGTGGTGTTCTTATTATAGGGATAGGACTATGTTCTTTTTCATCATCCTCAATTACTTCATCAATAATATCAATTGGTTCATTAACTTCATTAGAATTAGTACATTCATTAGATTCAATAATAGTAGTTTGATCTTCTAAATTAATAATAGAGATTGTTTTAGGGTGAACGTTGGATCTACAAATAGGACATCTATTACTAAAACCTAATGCTGCGGCAATACAATTTTTACAGAATAAATGTCTACAATTAGTAATAGCAACATTATTTTTAGGAATATCTCCAAGACAAACAGCACAAGATGGTAAATTACCATTAGTTAAAGTAGTTGTAATAGTTTGACTGAATTTAATTAAAGAGTCTTTTTCTTGTTCATACTTTTTAATAATTTCTATCTTCGCACAAATACTTTTATTTAAATCACTTAAATCACGTTCTAATCCTCTAATTGTATATGATAGATTATCAATTTTTTCATCATAAGAATCAAGTTTAATATTAATTTCATCTCTTCTTAAAAATAAATAAGAATCTAATGTATATTTAGGTGAATGTTCTAATAAATTAAAATTAGGTTGTTGGCTTTGCGGTCTTCTTCCCCTTCTAGAACTAGGTCTAGGTAAATCACTAGGTCTTCTAATAGCTTCTCTAGCGGCTCTATTTGCGGTTTCTCTAGCAACAGCTCTAGCTTGACTAGCATTTTCTCTAGCAGTTTGTGCTGCTTGATTAGCAATTTCTATAGCCCTTCGTGCTGACTCATTTGCATCTTGTGATTGATCTACAGGTGAAAGTGGCATTATTAAAGTATTATATATAAATATGAATAAATCATTAAATCATTTTATAGTAAAAATTTAAATAAGTAAAAAAGATAAAAATAAAATAATATAATTAAATATTACAATGAGTACAAAAAACAATCAAAATCTTAGAAAAGAATTAGATTATAACTTTTTAGATGAAGAATGGAGTGATGATGAACAAGGTTTAATTTCAGTAGAAGAACTACAAACACCAGCAGCACCAGTAACAACACAAGAACAACCAACTGAAATGAATGTAATTGAAAATAAAGAAGAAGAAAAGACAGCAAAGATGAAAATAAAAGAGAGTATGAAACGTCATAAATTTAATAGAAAAAGGAAACCAAAATTAAAGAAAAAATCAATGAATATTTTATCTCATACAAAAAATATGATAATTTATTTACAAAAACCGGAAGTAATAAAAATGAGAAAAGAATTAAGTCCATCCGATTTTAAAGCATATGTAGCTAAAAAATTTGAAAAATTAGCAAAAGATTATGATAGAATTTTTAATAAAACTTTAGAAGGAGAAATGAATTTAGATATGTTAGCATTTTTATGTACTGAACATGAAAGATTAAGAAGGGGTGGCGATCAATATAATACAGATGCTAGAGTAGGACAAAGAGTATTTGATGAATATGCGAAAAAGATAGATTAAATTAATTAAGAAATAAATATTAATAAATTATAAATTATAATGACACGAGTAGGAATTATATTAATAGCAACAGGTAGATATATTTCATTTTTTGATCCAGTTTATAAAAGTTATGAAAAATATTTTTTGCCGGGATATAAAAAGAATTATTTTTTATTAACAGATTCAGAACAATCATTTGGTGATAATGTTTTCACTTATAAAATTGAAAGAAAGGGATTTCCAGGAGATACATTATATAGATATCATCATTTTATGAAAATAAAAGAAGATATAATGGATAAAGTGGATGTAGTATATTATACAGATGTAGATATGAAAGCAGTTTTTCCAGTAGGAGATGAGATACTACCGAATGAAAAACAACCTTTAATAGCAGTTGCTCATCCAGGTTTTTTTTTAAGAAATAGAATGGGAACTCCAGAAACAAGAAAAGAGTCATTGGCTTATATAAGTCCAAATGAAAAACGACCATTTTATGTATGTGGAGGTGTTCAAGGTGGATTTGTAAAAAATTATTTTGCGGCGAGTGAAAATATATCAAATATGATTGATAGAGATGGTAAGAATAATATAATAGCAGTTTGGCATGATGAGTCCTATTGGAACAGATATATGGTAACAAATTTGAATAAATTTAAATTTATGGCAGCAAATTATTGTCATCCACAACAAACAAAAAGATTTGGTTTAGGACATCTACAACCAAAAATTTTAGCATTAGATAAGGATCACGAATATTTTAGAGCAGAATAGTATTAAAATTGAATTTATAAGGTATTAATTAATTAAATAAAATGGGTTCATTATTATGCTGTTTAAATGGTGAAAAAAAATCTTCTTCAAAAGATATTTTTTCAAAATTAGAGATTAAATCTAAAATTAATTTTACAAACTCGCCTTTACCTATAAAATATAAACAGGCGAAATGTAGAAGTCCTAGTTCATCTGAAGAATATTTACGTTGTTCGGATGATGAAACATCAGAAATAGATGTTTCATATATATCACCAAAATATAGTTTATCATAAACATATATATAAAAAAATAAGGGACTGATAATATTGCGTAACAATAATTAAATAAATTTATTTAGTATTGATAATAATGAATAAAGTTATTGATTACGAGAAAAGTCTTTTTGAAGACATAGAAGAGTCATTTACTGATTTAATGACGTGTTTAAAAAAAGTAAAAGGAAAAAAAAATAAAAATAATTTGGCTTCACGATTAATAGATGTAAATGAAGATATGCAACAATTAAAAACAAGAATAGATAATTTATTAATTGAAATAAATACGTGTTATAATATAGAAGTGTCTGAAAAAGAACAAGAAAGAATAGAACAAAATAAAAGATTTAAAAAACTCTGGACAATGTTAGGTCCAGCAGTTACTTTAGCAAGTGTAATGACAACAACTCCAATAGAACAAGAAGAGGAAGAATATTTTATACATACATCCCAATTGGAGGACGACTCTTTTCATTACGAGTAATATGACTATTTTGTTTAAATAATTCATAACCTTTTTTCAAATCTTGATATTTGATTTCTTTCTTCATATATCTAGGTTTTCCAAAAACTCTTCGACTATGACAAATTTTAACTTTAGCAAATAAAGTTTCAGTATCTCCACCAAAATGAGGGAAATAATCTTTTCTATCTCCAAAAAATTTTGGTAATTTTTGTCTGGTTTCATGTTCAATATACCAGTCACCATCTTTTACTTGTTTTTCAAAAATTTCACTTAATTCAGTTGGTGTATATTTAACAATAGTATATACCCATGGAAATCTTCTTCTTAATCCAGGATTAACAGAGAAAAAACATTCTTCAAGTTCTTTTTTATATCCAGCAATAATACAGACAAACCGTCTTTTTTCAGCTAAATTAGCGACAAT